AGGTAAAACTTGATCTATATTTTTTACGCCAATCGCTTCGTACATGCCTCTGTATGCAGCATATAAGTTATGAATCTGTGGATTAGCTGTAGCTAATTGTAATTGTGTTTGTGCTAATGTAATTCTTTGTGACATAGAAAAAATATTTGGATCTGCCACAGGTAAAATATCTATTCTATCGTCAAAATCTGCTTGTTTAATTATTCTTGCTCCACCAACAACATCGTATGGATATTCTTTTGGTAAATATGTAGAAATAATTTTAGATAATAATTTAAACTCGTTCTTCATCGAGTTGTATAATCTTTTATGTATCGCTGACATAACTTTAGATCCTCGCTCAAGGAGAGCAATCGTTGTTCCTACTGCAGCGTTTTGTGTGCCTTCGCCCGTTTGTAATTCAGATATAGCCGCGAATCTTTGACCAGCTTGTACAACTAGACCCATCAGCTGTAACAAGGTTGCTGATGGTTCTTTGTACGGTAGAGGAAAGAAAGCTTCTCGCAAATTACCACCTGGTGCATCTACGTCCTTGAACTCACCAGGTTGAATCGGAGACGCTTCGTCTCTAACCCTTACGCCTCTTTGTTTGAAACCTGCCGGTAGATTCGACAAAGTTCCTGCATCTAATAATTGGCGGAGAGCGACTGTTGCAGTTCTACTCAATCCGCCAATCATGTGTATTAATCCAAATCCGTAGAATCCTAGTCCTGGCAGAAATTTAAAATGGACAAAGTATTGGACTCTTCGTTTTAATGGATCATTGGGCGCATAGTTCCTTCTTATCGAAAGAACCGTTCCACTACCTTCTTCGATCGTAACGATGTAAGGTAGCTTGATACCAGATGGCTCGCCATCTGTACCAATATCTTCGAAGCCTTCTAAATCTAGATCAATATGACACTCAAGCATAGTGTACATTGTTTGTTGTTTTCCAGATTTTTTCGTGCCTTCTAATTCTTTTTCTTTTTTAGAAACATCATCATTCGTTGTCATTGCAGGTGGTCCTAAATCTACATCTGAGTAGAATCCTCCCACTTGTTGTTTTCTTAAATCGTTTTCAGATATTTTTAAAACGTGAATAATAGCTTCTGCTTCTTCTAAGCTGTTTGCTGTGTATGGTACAATTAAATCATCAGCAGGAATAAATTTCGATACGGCTCTGCCTAATAGATCATCGTAGTAAACTTTTTTAAATGTAGATCCTGCAAGAGGTAAATGAAATAACATAGAATCAAACTCTGGCTCATACTCTTTCATTTGATCCATAATTAAATAGTTCATGAAATCTTTTACACGCTGTGCTTGTTGTTGCTTTGGTGGCGTTGTTGCACCAAGAATCTGTGTTCTTACTGGACCGTCACTTGGTAATAACTCTTTGTATGCTGTGGCTTGGAACTGTGTAACAGCCTCTGCCAGCACTGGGTGCGTTGCACCTGAAGCTCCTTGAAACGGTTCCGTTCTATTTTCGTATTTAAATCCTAATAGGTCAAGTCCTTCTGTGTAAGATCTTTCCCATTCTTTTCTGGACATCTTGTAGTCCATGTAATTATTTTTTAATTCTGAACCTAAAGGTTCTAAAATGTCTGCCGGTAAAAGATCTGCTAAATTATCAAAGTGGGATTCTGTTCCAGGTATGTTAACCGCACCCGGTTCAAAATTGATAGTCGCACCACCATCATCTTCTGGTGTAACTTCTATCGGTTGCTGTTCTTTTATTTCTTCCTTAACCTCGACCTCTTCGCCCGGTACTTTAATTTGAGTACGAGTGTTAGGGAGTCCTTTATCAATATCTGCCATTTATAAACTCCGTGTTTGTCATATCATAATCTGCTAGAGAAGCCAAGCCCTTGTCACCGTGTGGGGTCTTACCTGATTTAGGTGGTATTAATCCACCCTTTGCAGCTCCCACCATCATTTCATCAAACTTTTCTTGTGCTTCTAAATCTTCTTCTAATCGATCTTCATCGCTCAATGCTTCTCGTCTTTTGTATTCTCGGTAAACATCTTTAGCCATACCTGCTGCTGTAATGCCAAGACCTACAGGTGTAAATAATCTTGCTGCTCTACCTAAACCTAAAGCACCTTTCATGACTCCTGGTGCAAATCTAGATATGGCGCCTGGTGCTAAAAGCTCAAGTCCAACCATTTTGTCTGCAACCGCTGCTGGTAAACTTTCACCTTTTTCTAAATTATCTTTAACTGTCATCGTAGCAAAAGCCAAAGCCGCTGCTGGTGAACCTACAACTTCGCCTGCTGTTTTTAGTGTGGGTAAAAAACCAAGATTCATACCTAGTGTTGGTCCTGAACTTTGTGCTGCTTTAATTTTTTTTAATAATGATGCTTTAGATCTAGTGCCCGGTAAATCTTTTAATGGAATCTTTGGACCTTTTCTTCCAACAATTGATTTAGCTTCATCAATGCCAATTCTTTCTACGCTTGTATTTATAAGTGTAGCGTTCTCATCTAGTATTGGAGTTACTTTGTTAAATCCTATTAAACCTTGAAACTTTTTTGGTAACTTTTTTTTCGTCTTATCGACAATTTGTAATGCTTGTTTATTTAAATCATCCACTCTTTTTAAAAACTTATCATCTTTTGTACTAGCGTAGTTTGCTAAATTACCACTAATTCCATCTGCAATCCCATTTAATTTTTTATTAAATGGAGCGAGTTTAGAATTCATTTTTTTAGAAATAAAAGTAACGTCTTTTGTTGTAATATCTGTTTCTGCTCCTCCAATAGGCATGATGTGATGAAAAGGAAATTTATCCGTTCCACCAAACTGTTTGCCTCCTTGAGTTAACAAGAGTCTGCTTTTTCTTCTTTTTTCAAATTCTTTTGGTGTAATTTTTTTATAAGTTAGTTTAGGGTTTTCTTCTCTAATTTTTCTAGCTAATTTTTCAAGACGTGCAATACCTGCTGTTTCAGTCAACTCTGGGTAATATTTTTTTGCTAATGCTTTGTTAGATAAACTTGAATCAGCATAACCTTTTGTAGATTGCACTTTTTTCTTATAATCTTCTAGAAATCCTTTGTCTAAAACTTTTTGATCTCTAGCTTCTACTTTTTGTTTAAATTTAGAATAATCTTTTTGAGTACGTCCAGTTCCTGAACCAAGTTTTGGATATAGTTTTTTTAAGTAATCTCCAACAAGCTTTCTTGATGCACCAGATTTTCTTGCTAAATCAGATTGATTAAAACTATCTCCAGGTTTTAATTTTTCTAATAGTTCTATTAATTTTTTTGCTTCTGGCGTAGAACCTACTGTGCCTCCAACTTTAAAATCAGTTCTTGGCGTATCTTCTGGTGGATTAGTTTCGTCAACTAATTGATTTACAAATCTAATAACGTCGGACATTATTCTCCTAGTAGGTAGGCAATACCACCACCTGCTTGTTTGATTCTCTTTTCTCCAACCTCTTTTATAATATCTTCAACAGTTTCTAAACCGTCTTCAACTTCTTTCATCTTACCTTCATAATCTGGTTTAACCGTAATTTCTTGATAGTCTTCTGGTAAATCTCCATCCGCTGTTTTTTTCTTAGGTTTATAAACCATGACTTCTTCTTGTACTATTCCTGTTTCATACTCATTATTAAACATTCCACCACCCTCTGTGTTTTTCTTAATTACAATTTCTCCATCTGTATTCTCTACCATTTCATAGTTTTTAAATTTTTTACCGGACTCTCTTTCAATAGTTGTAAGTCCCGGTGCATCATCACCCAGTCTTCTAATTTTATCAGCTAGTTTAAAGAAATACGAAGGCACACTTTTTACTGCTTCAACAGCTGCGGGTGCTACTTCTGCTACTTGTTTAACAGGTGTAACAAATCTACCTAGGATAGGTATCGAAGCGAGACCTCCTAAAATTTTCATAAATTTTCTTTTGCTTGGATCTGGTGGTCCACCTTCTGCTAAAGCCACGATACCGCCGCTGGCCAGAGCGTCAGGGTCACCATCAAAATCTTTTAATTTATCAGCGAGGTCTTTTTCTTTTTTCTTTTTAAGTCTCTCAACAGCTTCTTTGTTTTGTTTATTCATTCTAATTATCATCTCTGCTTCTGTCTCAGTTACTTTAGGTTTGAGTTCATCAGCATCGCTTGTAACGTTTGGTCTGTCTTTGAAAGGGTCTACTCTATCTTTACCGCCTGGTGGGAATGGAATAATTTTATCAGATTGCTCCATCTCTTTGGCTTTACTTTTTAACATGTTCATCTCTCCTGGATTAGGAGATCTTCCCATCTCTTTTCTAAATGCTTTTACGAGTGCCATCAAAAAAAATTTCATACTAATAGTACCTCTTCGGTGTTGGGTCTTTGTTCTCTGTTATATAGTCTTCAGGGTGAGTAATCAACCCGCCTTGTCTAAAGCGCATGATGGCTTGTGTTGTAGAGTCCACAAGGTCGTCGTGATCACCGTTGGGGAATGCAGCGCATTCTTCAACCACCTCCTCTGCAAATTTCTGTTCTGGCGCCCATATCATTCCAGACTCAAAAAGAGGTGCAACAGCGTTGACTCTTGCATGCTTATCATTTCCTCTGCTTGGAGTAAAGGAAATAACCGGTATATCCATTTGTCTTAATTCATACATCAAAGGTAATCCAGATGCTTTAGCCTCAATGATTACAGATTCAGGTTGCCAGTATTTATATTGTTGAAGGGCCAAGCGCCTTAATTCAGGGAACTCGTATCTTCCTTTAACGGCATCGAGTAAAAGTAAATTAGCTGCTGAATCTGGTGTTGGATAAAATACGCCCCAGGTTGTAATGGCTGAGTAATCAGCTGTTTCTTTTTTAAGAAAAGCAGTATCGTAAGATTGTATCACGTGTTGAAGAGCTGGGATGTATTCTTTATCATACACGCTCCACCATTCACGTTTTAGGATTGCACCTTCTTCTGATGTTGGTTGTTGCATCCACTGGGCGTTCCATTTACCAACGGGTAAAGTTGCTTTAACTTTTTCTAGTTCGTCAAGCTTCCAATACTCAGGCCACACTGGTCCATGATCCATGATCGCAGGAAATTCGACCACGTGCCATTGATCAGACTTCGGCTCCTTTTGATTCTGTATAAGTTTTGCTGTTAAATCTTTTGTTGACCATCTTGTCATAACCAAGACGATCTTACCGCCTGGCTGTAAACGCTGACGTGGTCCTGATGTATACCATTCA